GCATAAGTGGCAGGATCGAGTGCATCGGCTACGTCCCTTCATTCTCTTCGGTGTGCAACACGATAGGCGCTTGCGTCCATCGGTTCGGCCGGAAGATGAAGGACGGAGACGAGGGCACCAGAGATGACTTTTTGTCATTCTCGAAACACCTGATCGGTACTGTGTTCACCCCGTTGACGCTCGCGGAGCTATACACGTTCGACGAATGGCTGGAACACACCAGCTATAGTGGCGAACGCAAGGCTGCGCTCCGTGAGCTTAGACGAGAACCGAAGTTCGGCTCTGAGTTCCTGGAAAGCAAATCATTCGGGAAATGGGAAGTCTATGGGGAAAAGAAACAGATGAGGGCAATCAACTCGCCCTCTGATGAGTCCAAGGCCATTCTGGGCCCCCTCATATACAGCAGTGACAAGCAAACATTTAAGACCAAATACTTTGTCAAGGGCTCTGATCCACGCACTTGGCCGCGTAAATTACGGGATGCCTTCGGCTCTCGTCCAGTGGTTGAGACTGACTTCAGCTCTTTTGAGTCGCACCATCGCGCTCAATTCGCTCAGGTCGTCCACTTCTGGTTGCGGCACATGACGGACGGAGTCTCCTCTGACATTGAAAAGTACCTCATCGACCAGCTCGTTCTGGGGGTGAACCGCTCAGTCTTCAAATTGCTAACTGCTTCCATTCCCGAGTGTCTCATGTCTGGAGCCATGTGGACTTCTTCCGCAAATGGCATCCTCAACTTATGCATCATGGGCTATCTAGCCGCAAAAACCAAAGTGCCTCATGGCACCACCGACGAATTGGTCCGTTGGTTTACCTCCTCCTTTAATGGCTTTGTGGAGGGGGATGATGGCATTTGTGAGGATGTCGGCATCCAGGATGAGTTGATTGAGGAGCTGGGGGTTGATCTTTCCTTCGATCGTCATGACAATTTTTGCCAGGCGAATTTTTGCGGCATCACCTGCCCATTCGAAGATGGCTCCATTATCTGTGACCCCATCAGCGTCCTCCGGAAGTTCTTCTTGATTCCGCCCAAATACATGAGATCCCGCGACAGCGTCATTCACGGACTTGTCCGGGCGAAAGCCATGTCATACATCACCTTGTATCGCGACTGCCCTATCATCGGCGAGCTCGCACATCGTGTGTTGTTCCTGACTAAGCGCTACTGCCCGAACTTTGCCCTGACTAACGAACATTCTGTCAAACACACTCATGGTCCAGTCGACGTTTTCACACCACCAAACGTGGAATTGTCAACTAGAATCTTGATGAGCGACAAATTCGGCATCACTGTCGAAAGACAAGAGGAGATCGAGCGTGAAATACGACGATCAGGACCAGTCTTTGAAATCTTCCTGACTGACCTCTTGAAATCCGAAGATCTTGCTTTCTCCATCACAAATTTGACGTCTAAGATCGAGGTGCGCTCTATGCGTCCTCAGCAACACGATGGCATCAACAAGTTCCTCGCAAACACGAAAAGCACCGCGAGACTTCATAGATGCCCCCCACTGAGCGTACCCGCTTAGACGCCACGACCCGGGAAAGGGGGTCGTTAAATATACCACCAGCC